ACTCGACATAGCGATCATAAGCGGTTTGTACTAATCCTGGAATACCAGAGGTAGAACCGATTGAGTCGGTATATTGATTGGCCATTGTGTCACCTACTTTCTATAGGGTTTAGTGTGCGAATGGGTTAAATTAACGTCCGCGACCAGTCATCTTCTGACCAAAAACAAGCATGTCAAGCTCTTCTCTTGTTTTAACGCCAGCCAGTTTCGCGGCAGTATCTGCATCACGAGACGGGGTATTTGCGTTTTGAAGAGCGGCATTGATGCGCTGTGTTTCACGGGCATTAGCTGATGGTTCTTCGGACGAAGCATCTGGTGCTTGAAAGCCGAAAATGTCTGCATTTTCGTTTAACCAAGCATCGATCTGCTCAGGCGTACTTACGTCGCCAGGAATGAACTTGGCGACCTTTGTTGGCACGCCTTTCTTTTCCAACACTTCTGTAACTGAACGACCACGAAGGTCTGCTTGGATAGTAGCTAGCTGATCTGCAAGCTCCTTCTTTTCACGCTCTGCACGCTTAAGTGCTTTGCGTAGGTTTGCTGGACCGCCTTGATCATTCTGATCAATTATGTCTAGGTCGTCTTCGTCTTCTTCGTATTGGTTTGCCATGTGGCACTCCCTTTTCTGTTTAGTTGATCGCAGGCCTTAGCATTCTCCAGGGGAAGAGGTGCTAGCTCCTACTACCAGTCTGTAATACACATGCAAGATGCTGGTGAGTCTGCATGGAACCTAATTAACTTACGCCTTCGTTTTCAGTGTAAAGGCTGCCCTTTGATGCGCCAGATGAGCCAGAGAACTGGCTCACTTCTTGTGCGCGAAGTTGGGCTAATTGGATGTTTGCTTGTGCAGCAGATATGCCATTGAGGTTAGCGCCAGTCTGCTGTGCTGTTAAGGCATTGCCTATGCCAGCAGCATTCATGCCATAAATGTTTGCAAGCTGTTGTTGGGCACCAAGTTGTGTGCCAACGTTAGTAAATGCTGTATTTGCTTGAGCCTGAGTAACACCTTGCGCAGCAAGCGAGATAGCATTTTGCTGATTAAGGGCAAGGTTTTGACGAGCAGCTTCACCTTGAATCTGAGATGCTTGAACTTTTGTAGCAATAACATCTGAAGCAGTATTTGGATCAAGCAAAGCATGAACCATATCTTCTTGAGTCAAGCCAAAGTTCTGTTGTAATTGTTGTGTAACAAAAGGATCTTCGCTTGTTACGGCAGTAGTCGCTGCTGTTACTCGCTGGTTAACTTCAGCCGCTGACACATCTTGTCCAATAAGTTGACCCATAAATTGTGGTTGCAACATTGGATTTGTAGCAGAAATTCCAGCGCGGGTGAGTACAGCCTTATAAGCATTCTCTGTGGCAATGTAATCTGCTGGAGCAAGCGGTGTTAGGCCAGCTGCTTCACGAGCAACGTTTCCAGAAAAACGTGTATCCCAAGCATTTGCCAATGCTGCAATGGCAGGGTCTGACGATTTAGCAGATGCTGGGTCTTCGATCAATGCTTGAATTGTAGATGCATCATAGTTCTTTGCAACTAGACCGTAAATGGCATTACCAATAGCGCCAGTAGTATCAATGCCATAGCCAGCCAAAGTGGCTTGTACAAGTTGCAAAGCATTTTGACTTACGCCAGTATTGACCTGAGTTGTTGATCCATCTGACCAAATTTCAAACACATTGCCGTTTGCGTCAGTATATGAACCAGTAACTGTTTTTGCTGTAGGTGTTGCTGGTGGTGGGGGCGGAGTTGTTGACTTGCTACCGCCAGCTCCTGGTGCTACAACTTGATCGCCAGAGACAGTTCCGCCAATTTTAGCAGCAACCGCTGTTGCGTTTGCAACTTTGCCAGCTTCTTCTGCCGCCGGATTTGGCACAGCAGATGCAGGTGCAAGTCCAATTGATGCTAGAGCATCATTGATTGCTTTCATATCCGCTGCGTTAGATGCGGCAAGAGAATTGCCTGCGGCTGTTACTGAAGCAAACGCTTGACCTGGTGTTTGGTAATCAGTCCCAACCTGCTGATCATTTTTATATGCAGCCATTAACCGCCTACCACCAATCCAAAGTTGCGTAGCAATGATGTTGCTGTATCCATCAAGCTATTACGAGCATTAGTCGTATTAAGCCATTCTGGACGAGATTTGACTTGTGAAGTAAATTGATCTAAGGACATTGAATTTGTTCCATCGCCTTGCAATGCTTTTGTCACCATTGAACCATAACCAGTTGTCGCTCCAAGGTCAACGCTAGTTGGGCTAACTTCAAGAAGGTTGGCAACTGTGCTTGTGTATGGTTGGGCAAGATCTGAAACGCTGTAGCCATCATTGATCTGTTGAGCAAATGGCTTGTAGATATTTGCAGCCACACTGCGCATATTTGCCTGAACAGAATCTGATGTTGTCAAGCCTTGCTGAATGGCTTGTGCCGCGCTGGTAAAGTAATCTTGCCCAGTGGTTGATTGACCAGCAGCATTTGACCATGTTGGGTTAAGGTATTGCGAAGCAACACCCATTTGAGAAGCATAGTTCTTAAGCGAAGTTGCGGTTGTAGCAAGAGAGCCTTGAAGGCTACCTTGCGCAGATTTTGCAACTTGTCCAGATTTAGCAATAAATGTGCTAAGAATATCTGAAGGAACAGGTGCACCATAATATGATTGCAAAAGTTTAGCAACTGGATTTGTGTTTGGATCCATGGTTTTGGCTTGGTCCGAGGTAATTGGACCACCAAGATTGCTAATATCAATGCCTTGTGCTTGCGCTTGCAAAACCATTTCTTTTAAAAGATTGTTATAGTTTGCAGCATATGTGCCAGGTGAAGACAAGCGATCTTGTTCTTCTTGAGCATATGTAGCACCATTGGTTTGGTACCATGTGCTTTGCATATATGCTTGCTTAAATCTATCTGCTGACCAGTTGCCAGCAATTGCTTGATCAAGAAGGCTTGGCTGGCCGTTAACCCCAGAACCGCCCAATTCAGGAACTGAAGCAAGGAAAGAAGCTGCCATTCCATATTTAGCTTCAAAGTCTGCTTTTACTTCAGCGGTTGTTTCTTCTTTGCCGTTGTTGTAATACTTGCCATCTTTTTCGCCAGTGTAAGCAACGCCGTTGCTGTAAAGCAGTCCCTTTTGAGTGGTAAAGCCAGGCAAAGATTTTCCACCTGTGCCTGATCCATCAGTATTTGAACCGCCGTTAGTGCCTTTATTTGAGCCAGCGCCAGTCCCCGCGGCAGATGTTTGAGTTTCAATACTTCCAGAACCAAAGGTTCCTGTTATATTTGACTCAGGCGGTCTTGTGATAAAACCTTTTTCATATTCTGGCGTTCCTGGAACAAGGCTGTTGCCGTTAGCATCGTAACGCACTTGAGGTGTTGCATTGCTTTTGCCCGCAACAACTGCTTGCTTAGTCGTAGGATCTGTATAAGTAGTGCCTGTAGCTAATTTACCAGTTGTAGGATCTAGATTAATAGGTCCGTTAACAACACCTGCTTTTTGATATGCCGATTTAATGGCAACCATTGTTGAAGCATATTCTTTAGCAGCGCGCTCTAAATCATCTTTTTGACCAGGCAGCGCATTTCCTTGTGCTACTTGACGAGCAGCAGTTTCCAATTGTTGATATTCATCAGCGGCAGTTTGCTGCAATATTTGAGCGTAATTAAAACTGCCTAATTGAGCATTCTTAGTAGACTCTGATGCTTTATTTTCAGAACTTTCTTTGCCCTTTTTTTGTGCTTCAATTTCGGCAAGGGAATAACCAGGTTCAAGCAAATTGGCTACTTTGCCATCTTTGACATAACCAACTGGGTTATCATTTTTATCTGTAACAATTGTGATAAAACCCGTTGGAAAACGTGGGTCAAAAGAATTAATGTTAAATACAGTTTGAGTATTTTGACCAGCGGGAAGGTTTAAAGATTGAGCAGTTGGGTTAAGTTGCTGGCTGGCATTGTTGCCAGATGCTTCTGCTTGAGCAACAATTTCTTGCGCAATTTGCTCAGGAGTTAATGTTGATTGTGTATCAGCCATTATATGCTCCCTTGTATTCCTGGTTTGCTTGTTGAATAGCATCCATGTATTGAGTTGCTATTTTGTAATCTTTTGCTTGACCACTGCCAGCAATAAGATTTTCAATAAATGCCTGTGGGTTTACTCCAGCGCTTAACTGGGTACCAGTCTCGCTTAAAGGTTTAGCTGTGGTTGGATCATAGTTAAGAGTTGTGCTAGTTCCACCAGGATATGCTTTTTCTGCTGCCAAAAGTTCGGCACCATATTGAGCAATTTCTGCTGCTGTAGCATTGCGGCCAAGCAATGATTGCATAGCAGCATTAACCGTGGCCACAATATCTGGTTGAGATGTTTGACTAAGATCTGTGATATTGACAGTCTTAGGTTGATATTGAAATGCCGCTGGCATTCCATTAGCACTTGTTGAAGCACCTTTAGCATCCGCGTAACTAGGTATTGCGCTTGATCCAGAAGACCCTGTTGGCGTTGCTGGTTTAGTCGTTCTTGTTGCCATTACTTCACCCTCTTAAATACGCCATTAATAACATTTGTCAAATATGTTGTATTTGGATCTGCCTCTAACTCTGTCAAGTATGTAAACCAATCGTTTTGAGCAACTGAATATCCTGGAGTATGCTTAATAGTTCCAGCAACACTTATTGTATTTGCTTGCAATTCTGCATGATATTGATCATACCCTTGAAGCAAAGTTTTAATTCCAGTTGCTTGCGAACCTTTAAGATCGCCGTTCTTGCTCATATCTTGAAGATCTTTAAGCGCATTGGCCGCTGAATCTAAGCGAGATGGGTTGGTGTAATCTGCATACCATGTTGGGTTACTTGTGCCATATTGCTGAGCAACTTGGTTCCAAGCCTGAGTATAGTTGTAAACCGCAGTACGGTTATTAACGGCACGAGCCGCAGCTATATCCTTTTGGTAAGCATTCCAGTTGTCAGACATATCAGCCCAACCTTTGGCAATGTAAATCGAATCGATAAATTGCTGTGGGGTTTTGCGTGAACGCAATTGCATGGTAAGAAGTTCATTTTCTACCTGCAAGGCATTTTTGTCTGATGCTGTTTGCGGAACCAAATAAGCAGCGCCAAACTTGTACTTATCCTGAATAGCTTTATTGTTATTTAGCCAATCAAGCGTGCTTTGTGCCAATGGAAGATCCGCACCACCTTCGCCAGTTTGGCTGTGTGAAACTGTATAAGATATAGATCTTGTGCCATGCTCTGAAGTAAACTTTGCTAAAGCCTCTGGAAGAGTCAAGCCCAGACCGCCTTGTGATACAGGCAAGGTCATATTATTAAACTCTGAATTTAGGCTTTGTAAAGACTTGTTGTAATAATCATTTGACACTGTAGGAGACAGTGGCAAGAAGAACGACATAACGCCTTTTAGGAACAGATTTGAACGCGCATTGTTGTTGATGCGATCCATAATCTTTTGCTGTTGAGCGTAAGGCAAAGCTGAATAGTTATCTGGAAGATCGCCATGGTAGTACGCTGCTGCAATTGCTGACAAGGTGGCGTTGTGTACAGAACTTTCCTTATCGTTCATTTGCAAGCCATCCCACAAATCTCTGATAGCAGAGTTTGGAAATACTGTTTGCAACATGGTTGGATCTGGATAACCGCCAGTGGCGAAGTTAGCCAACTTGTTGCCCCATGTAAAACGGCTTGTCAAAGCAGTTAATGGAATGGTTGCCAATGGGTTAAGCCCTGGCATTTTCATTTCTGGCAATACAGAAGTTAAAGAACTTACGTTGCCAGTAATAGACTCAGGCAAGCCGTCTGTTGAGTCAATGCCGATAGCATTTAAACCACGAAGTAGGGCATTGCCAAACTCGCCAACCAGCGGATAAACAATGTACTTGTTTCCGTTTGAATCTGTATGAACAAATCCAGGGTTGTTAATGCCATGGTTGATCATCTGAAAATCGCGTAGCGCCTGTGGGTTTGAGTATGCCAAACGCTCATAACGCTTAAATGCTTGTTCTTGAGCAAAGTAGAATGGAAGAATGCCACGGGTTAGCACTGCAAATTGTGAGCGAAGTGCTGGGTTGTGGATCATAGGAACCATTTGAACTACTGCTTTTTGACCAGCAAACTGCAAAGCCTCAAGGTCATTGATCTTTTCAGCATCAACCAATGGCTGAAGTGAACGATAGTTTTCGTATAGGTAGTGACCAAACATAGGCTCACGAGAGATGCTATCCATTACTGGGTTAATAAATTTGCGGTAACCCATCTGCAAAATGCGTTGGATGGCATTGTCGTATGTAGGGCCAGCAACCTTGCCGATTACTTTTGCAGGGCTAGAAAGTAAAGGTATTTTCTTTAGATCTTCTGCATAGGTAACTTTTGCGTTAGCAATGTTATTAAGAAGATCCGTGTGAATTGTTCCATCTTTACCAGTAACAAGTCCACGAATTGCTTTAACCTGAGCATCAGAAAATGAACTTGCCTTGCCATCACGAAGGCCAACCATGTCATGACGAAGATCTGCATATTTGGTTGGATCTTCAATGCGAGCTTGATGCAATTGTTGAATTTGCGACCATTGCTGATCTGGAGTTAGATCGTAACGAAACACTGGTGTTTTTGATAAACGCAAGTAATCGTTGGCAATATCACGAGCCATCTGTTCATTGCGAACCTTGGAAAGATTTTGTGCCCACCACACATGGTAGTGAGGATCTTTGCCAGTAAGACCCATAATGCTTTGCTTGCCGTCTGCACCGTGGCCAAGTTCTTCCACAGTCTTAGCTGCGCGTTCTGCTTGGTTAAGGTTAAAGTGAGCTAAGTGATCTGATGCTACGCCAGATGGGATTGTTAAGCCACCCATTTTGAGTTGCCAGTTCATCAAGACTTTGTACTTTTCAGACGCTAGGTATGGAGCCATCTTGCTGGCAGTCCATCCAAATGGACGAATAAGATTACGCGCTTTTGCGTATTTGCTTAGATCAGGATCATTGGCAATACTTTTTTCAAGACCTTGATATTGCTTTTCTTTTTCCTGTTCTAGATCTGTAATCTCATTGCTCTTGACAACATCGTTGCCAAGTACAGCATTAGCATCTTCTGGGGTTGCCGCTTGAGCAACCTTATCCAAAATGGCTTGACGCTCAGCAGGAGTTTTGCCAAGCATCTCTTTTTGAATTTCACGATCTGCTGTGCTGAGATTTGAATAATCGTATTTAGCACCAGTAAAAGCAATTTTGGTTTGCAGGTAATCTGCAAGTCCTTTGCGAATAACCTGATGCAACGCTTCAGATGATGCAACGCGAAGACCAAAACCTGTTGTGAACAATGTCATCGGAGCAAAGATCTTGTCGGTATAACGAGTATACCAGTCGTCGACCTTTGGTGAGTACATCAAGCCATGGATAGTTGCTTGCTTCATGGCATTGCGAAGATCTTTAAAATCGATAAATGCGTTGCTGCCACGCTGCCATGACCATAAGGCTACAGGTGCAGAATCTTTTGGCGTTCCGTAGCGATCATTACCAGCAACGGTAGGAGTTTTCATTTCTACTTCGCCAAGCACATTGCCAAGATGATCTGTACCAGATTGCATGTCACCAAGATTGCCACCAGTACCAGCACGCTGAGCGTGTGACATAGTGTCGCGTACAATGTTGTAATCGTCTGGAAGGCCAGCGGCCTTGATTACTTCCTTAACGCCTGCGGCGTAAAGTTCTTGCTGGGTAATAGGATTTGGCTCTGCCATAATTTCAGCAGCTTTTTCCAAAGCCACATCACGAGGCATGGCATAATAGAACATGTTAAATAATGCTGTGCCAGCACCATGATCTGTAAATTTAAACTCATTGCCAGATTGTTGCATAAGTTTTTGGTTGATAACCAAAGATTTGTAACCAGTAAAAGTTCTTACTTTGCCAGCAAGCGCACCCCAGCCATTCCAAGCGCCGTCTGTCTTGGAAAGCAAACCGCCCCAAGCATACTTGGTTTTGACCACTTGATTGCCATCTTCATCAACAGCAAAATCTTGTGTTCCATCTGGCTTTAGAACGGGTACGCGCTTAGGTAGCAAAAGATTGCGCTCTTGGCTTAATGGTGTGTCGCCAGATTTTTTAATAATTGTATCAGTAAGATTTGCTACCAAAGATCGGCCAAGGGTGCGAGTTGGAATAGCAAGGTTTACTGTGCTAACAGCATCTTCTTTTGTCTCACCAGCGTACAAGGACTTACCAAAGATTGATGCAACTTCTTGACCACTTTTAGCAGCAGCAAGTTGCTCAAGCATTGATGGCGTAAACTGTGTGCCAGGATAAGCGCGTTGAATATCAATAGGATTTGTGCGTTCTGCAATATCATCAAAAGCACGCTTTATTGGATTTAAAGCAGCATTAAATCTACCAGCTAAACCGCCAGCTTCGTAGGCTTGCATAACTTGATCGCTGGTAAGCGCTTTATTAGATACAGAAAGAAGAAAGTTTTTAACCGCAGGAGCATTACGAGCCAAAGGAATTGTAGCTACAACAATTGGCTTACCATCTGCGCCAAGCAAAGTCTTTGGCTGACCTTGCGCGTTAAGCACTGGGTTGCCAGAAGCATCTAATTCTTTTGCCGTGTCTAAGTATTTTCCAGACTTAAGAGCATTTGCAACCTTGCCAGCATTTGCCAATGGATCTGCTTCAAGGTCAAATGCAGCATCTGTTGAACCTGAAATAAATTGACCAATACCATGATCTGTATCTTTTAAAGTGCGCAAACCTGGCACATTTGAAAGGCCATTTGCAATATCACGGCCAATGGAAACTTTGTAGTTTGGATCAATAGACTTTTTGTAAGCATCTTGATATTCTGGAAGAAGTTGTCCACCAGCATCACGTTCAAGGGATGCAGCAGCATCTGCACCAAGTGCAATGCCTTCTGGTCCAGCAAGTGCACCAACGGCAGCGCCGCCTGCAACTCCTAGCGTTGCTAGTAATCCTTGACCAAATCCATGATCTACATAAACAGCATGAAGAAATTTGTAATCAGACTGTACTTCTTGCAAGCCTTTGTTTGCCCATTGAGCTACAGTGCCCAAACCTGGTACAGCGTTGATGACCTTACCAACATCACCAAGAACTGTTTTCCACCATGAGCCAGAGCTGTACATTTGTTGATTTTGCTTAACAGCCTGTGTTGCAGCAGTTACGTGGTTAATAGAATTAAGGCCACCAGCAACATCTGGATTTGCTCCAGTTGCGATAACTACGCTTGCCTGATCTGGGGCATGCTGAACTAAACCTGGATTATCTTTAGAGATTTGACTAGCGGCTGCGACAGTAGGTGCGCCACTTGTAATAGGTTGTTGTGGTTGTAATGGATTAGTTGCCAATTACTTCCCCAATGCTGAAGCTAACGCCTGCAATTCTGGGCCAGCATCTGGGTGTGATGCAAGAGCCTGTACGGTTTGTTTAGCTGATTGTGCTGGTTGAATTGTTTGTCCTGGCTGAATGCCAAGAGCTTCTGGACCAACGCCAGGGCCTGACGCTGCGCCAGCAGTTACTGGTTCATTAGGGCGCTGCGTAGGAGCAGTAAGAGGTGTTACTGGTTGACTTTGTTGCTGTGCAGCCTGCGCCATTTGTGCTGGCGATGTTGGCTGTGGAGATGGCGTAGCAGCCATCGGTGCACCGCTTTGAATCTGCATCATATCTGTGCCATCGCCATAGTTAGGCATGCCACTGACATAGCGCATTGCTTGTTTTGATGCAGGTCCGCCATCGGTGCGTTGGCTTAAAGCCCCTGGGCCTGATGCAACGGCTGGACGTGCTGGAGCTTGATAGCCACCTTTACCTGCCATGATCACTCACCCTCTACAATAGTCTCAATGGTACGGACAACATCTTCGTGGAACAACTGTTTATCTTCCACGACACTTGCTTGATGTAGAGACATATCGCTCAATACATCTAAAAACTTTACAAAACTAACTAAAATATCTTTTGCAAGTTCAATGAAAAGAGCGGCAACATCCCAAGAAGACAGGATTTGTCTGCGGCTACCGCTCTCTTCATCATGCATAATTTACTTAAGTGGCTTTCCAGCAGTTGTGCCAACACCCTTTGTGCCTGAAGGCTGAACGGTGTACTTAACATCTGACTTGCCTGTTGACTTTACTGATGGTGCAGACTGGATGCTTGTCTTCTGTGTTACTGCATCTGAACTGCCCATTCCACCCTGCATTGCAACGCGTACTGGTGGTGATTGTAGATTTGATCGGAACTGTGTCATTTTTTTCTCCTATAGGGAATTGGTTTTCTCACTCGTAACGTTAGGCGGGTGAGCGTCTGCTAACCGATGCAGCAAGCTGCGGGTTACCAGAAGAATTAAGTCCTGCTAGTAGTTGCTGTAAAGCAGAGCCACCTTGGCCTTGTTGTGGGGCAGGCATTCCCATTGGTGGTTGCCCTGGCTGCGCTCCAGGTGCTTGAGGTTGCTGTCCTGGCATAGCAGCTTGTTGTGGCTGTGGCTCAGGAGCAAATGCTTCTGCTACAACTTCTTCGATTGGATCGCCATTTTGACGACCAACAATTACCTTGGCAATAGCATTGATAACCTTAGATGGATCGCCACCTTGCATAGCAATTTGTGGTAATGCGTTAGCGTATGAGGCAACTGCTTGCATCAAACTGTCACGCAGTTCTTCTACTTCAACACGCTCTTCTTCTTGGCTGACATTCATTTCCCAAGGCATTTGACGACGCAAAAAGTCGCGGCTGATGAGCTTGTCGCCACGAGCCTGTAGGCCGAAAACCAAAGCACGGTTTGGATCAAGTCCAGCCATCATGCCGTAGGTTACGTCGCAGGTGTAATCACCAGCAATGTCTTTCTTTGGTGTGTATGTAACAACATACGGAGCACCAGCGTTAATGCCACGAACTTCCTTGGTTACATCACCAAATAGCTTTTCGTCCATCATGAAACATAGACGGATTACCTCGCGGAATGTTTCAGCAAATACGCCTTGTGCTGTCTTGACCTGTGTGTCAAAGCCACCCATGAGTGCTTCAACGCCACGACCCGTAACGATAGAACCAGACTGCTGACCAAGACGGCCTTCTGGATAACGTGATCCAGTGCGCATTTCCTGATCAAGAATTTCGTTTTCTTGAAAGATGTTTGGTGGAAGGTTAAGATCCACACGACGAATCTGTTGTGGGTTGGCAGAGCGGATAGTCGCGTCTGGGCCAATCTCAAGTACGTTAACATCTGAAGGCAAAGCAAACGGTGCTTGAACTGCTTTTTGCGCTGCTTCAAGTGTAAGCGAAGCAAAGCGTGAGCGAGCAACCTGTACCCACATAATGTCATCGAACTGACCGCGTTGATGCTCATCTGAGTCAACGCCTGGGCGTAACGCAATGGCTACAGGAATTTCGCCTAGTTCATTTTCAACGCGTGAGAGAACAAAGTTGTTACGCTCTGGCAAAAAGAGAACCATCTGGTCTTTATCTTGATAGCGATACATTTCAAGGATACGCTCTGAGTTACGGTTCTCATACTGACCACGAATAACATTCTCGTGCTCAGGAAAGTCGTTGATCAATTCACGGATGGTTTTGACATAACGCTTTGAGTATGAGACAAGGCGTGAGAATCTGTCAAACTCTGGGTAGGCACCGATAGGTGAATCGATGCGGATCATTGGGCGATTGTTCTCGTAATCTGGCTCAATGAGGAATGGCAACCAGCCAAAGGTGAGGTAGCGATCTGCACCTGTGTACATCATGGTCTGAAGGTTGGCAGTGTCGCGGTAACCAGCGGCGATCATGGTGCGCTTGTCTGAACGCTCACGGGCACGATCTGAGGTGGTCTTGGTTGTCATGCAGTTAAAAGCAGGAAGCGGAGCGATAACTTCAGCAACGTCGCGTGCAGCAACGTCAATGAAGTTGGCGATCATTGGCTTTGGGTAATCCTCTGAGAACATGCCAGGGAATACCTGATCGATCTTGCCTTGGCGGATAGCCAATAGATCGTCATAACGTGAGTCACGTGCGAAGTAGTGCGCACGTAATTTACGGAGTTTATCCGAAATTACATCAATCTCTAGCACTATAAGTAACCCCCGTTAGCTGCCATTTTTTCTTTTTCGCGTTGATAGTCTTCGATGTTAATAACCCGACGACGCGCGACTTGGTCACGGGTCTGGAACGGATTTTTAATAAAGGAGCCACCATATGCTCCAGCTTGGTTGATATAGTCACGCATCTGAGTCTCTGCAAACCAGAGAGCCATGCAACCATCTTGTTTATTTTTAGTGCCAGCGGACCAAGTTATGAGCTGCTCTATGAGCGACTTTACGCCTTCATTGTCTGACCGTGGCAAATCTATAAGGTTGCTCCCCTTGACGTGATTGCCAAGTTTGTCAACCATTCCAAAGAGCGGAGCCATTGAGGCTACGCCAAACTCTGCATCCATCTTGTTGGCACCTGTGTAGTGCTGGACAAGGCGAATACCGCGAGATGCAAGGAAACGGTTAATCTCTTCATCTTGGGTGAGGAACAACTGAAAAGCGTTCTTCTCAATAACCCAGACTGATGGCTTGTACTTCTCAGTCCACTCAAAGATCAAGTCACGAATACGCTGTGGTGTTGGAGCAGGCATACGGCTAGCTTCCAAGATATAGCGCTTTTGGGTTGTCTTGTCACCAGCATAGGCAATTGAGAATGTATCGCCTGACATGGCTGGGTCCATCGAGCAGATGGTGTACGAACCGCCGTTAAGAGTTTGTGGATGACCAGGTGCCCCAGCGATCAAAGGACCGATAGCACGCATACCTGATACAGAACCGCGAACAGCTTCTGGACTAAAGACAGCCTCGCTGTCCACATCCTGCTGCTGATAAACCATCGCCCAAGTCTTTGGGTCAAGCACACCGCGACGCTTACGAAGGTTAGGGCCGTCCCAGCGTGGATACAAACCATCCTCGCCTATATTCGCATCATCTCCAAGCCAAGGCTTGTCAGAGCGTGGCCAGAGGGTTTTCCAATCCTTTGGATCATCGGCAAACTCAAGAACAGCTGGCATAGCCAAGTATGTCCAAGGCGATGAGCCATCAGGATAACG